TTGAATGACTTGTTTGATCTTTCTTCACAATCAGTCATTCATTATGACATGACAATGAAACATCTAGATTACTTGGAACATATCTTAGTTGGAGAAACACCAATAAGATTCAATCAACATCAAAATCGTTTGTATATTGATATGGATTGGGAAAATGATGTAACTCCTGATAGAGACTTTATTGTTATCGAAGCTTACAGGAAACTTGACCCAACATCTTACACAGATATATTTGATGATATATATTTGAAAAGGTATGCCACTGCACTTATCAAAAGGCAATGGGGAGCAAACCTTAGTAAGTTTTCTGGTGTTACCATGTTGGGTGGTGTAACAATGAATGGAGATACAATATTTCAACAAGCACAAGAGGAAATCATTAGATTGGAAGAACAAATTCAACTAGCTTACGAGTTACCACTTGATTATATGATAGGATAACTCATGGCAGTCAATTCAGCGTTTCACACAAGCAATGTCGCAGCCATATCTACAGAACAAAATCTGTATAGAGATTTGGTTATTGAATCAATCCAGATACATGGGCATGATGTTTTCTATCTAGATCGAACACTCGTAAATGAGGATACGATTCTTGGAACAGATGGTCTTGCCAAATTCAACACTCAAGCAAAGATTGAAATGTATATGGAAAATAGTGAAGCTGGATTTGGTGGTGAAAAAGAACTTATGAATCAGTTTGGTCTACAGAATTTAAGTGAAGCAACATTCGTTGTTGCTAAAACTAGATTTCAAGAGTTGACTAAACAGATTACAATAGAGAGTGGCACAGATACACTTAGTGGTTCTATCTTATTGGAAGATGGAACTCTCGATAGTGCCACTGTTGAAGCTTCAGCATCTTTTGAGAGTGGATATATTATTTCAGAAGCAACAGCGACTGATTCTGATAGACCATTAGAGGGAGACTTAATATTTCATCCAATTCTATCAAAGTTATTCCAAATTAATTTTGTAGACCACGATGAGCCATATTTCCAGTTAGATAATAATCCAGTTTACAAGATGCGTTGTCGCCTCTTTGATTATAGTTCTGAAGTATTGGATACAGACATTTCTGCGATTGATGCGATTGAAGATGGGTTATCAACTGATACTCTTGCATTACAATTTACAATGGAACAAGATTCTGCTTCAATTGATGCGTTATTCTTAGAGAATGAAATTGGTAGAATTGTATATGAAAATGCTGAAGATACAGATGGTGACGAAATAGTCGCACTAGAAACAAGTGATATGACAACATCTGCCGGTGTTCTTCTTTCAGAGACAGAAGAATTCTTATTACAGGAAGACTATATATTAGGTGATGGAAGCACAGCTGATGATGGTAATGTGGATACTTCAGCACAAAATGAGTTGTTTGATGACGCTGATGATTCTGTGTTAGATTTCTCAGAAAGAAATCCATTTGGTGACGTAGGGAGTAGTTCATAATGTTAGGGCAGCAATTTTATCACGAAACAATACGAAAGATAATCGTAGCGTTTGGAACGACATTTAATAATATTCAATTGGTTCGTAAGGATAGTTCTGGCAATATTACTCAATCCATGAAAGTTCCTCTTGCTTATGGCCCAAGAGAAAAATTTTTAGTTCGTCTTAGGTCGGATGCTGACTTATCAAGTAAGGTAGCTGTAACTTTACCTCGAATTGGTTTTGAAATTCAAAACCTTTCCTATGATTCTACCAGAAAATTAAACCGAGTACAAAAATTTAAAAAAGTCAATACAGGAAATAAAACAAGATCACTTGATACCCAGTTTATGCCAGTGCCTTACAACTTGGATGTTGTATTATATATTTTGGCAAAACAATCAGATGATGCACTACAAATTGTAGAACAAATTCTTCCTTACTTTCAACCAGACTATACTATCACTGTTAATGATATGGCAGACATGGGTATCAAAAGAGATATCCCAATTATCTTAAATGGTATAACTTATGAGGATAGTTACGAGGGAGATTTTGAACAAAGAAGAGCATTGACATATACAATGAACTTTACATGTAAATTTTATTTGTATGGTCCTGTTACTTCCAGTAATATTATTAGAACTGTTCAAGCTGATCAGTTTGCTGATTTACCAGATAAATCTCCAAAGAGAGAACAAAGACTCACAGTTACACCAGACCCAATTAGTGCTGATGCAGATGATGATTTTGGATTCAATGAAGTATCATCTTTCTTTAGTGATGCAAAAACCTTTAATCCAGTGACAGGCGAAGATGAATAGTACAATTGATAAAGCATTAGGTATAGTAGAAGAAATTTCAACTGACAATAAAAAACAAGAAGTGATGCCGCCATCCCAAGAAGATTGGGGTGACGCTAATGCTGATCATGTGGAGAGAGATTATGAATACCAGCGACAAAACTTTTACAATTTGGTCGAAAGAGGAACGGATGCAGTGGAAGGAATACTGGAACTCGCCAAAGAATCGGACCATCCTCGGGCCTACGAAGTTGCCGGAAACCTTATTAAACAGGTTGCAGAGGTTACTGAAAAACTTGGTGACTTACAAGAGAAAATGAGAAGACTAAAAGAGGTGCCTAACAACGCACCGAAGAGCGTGACAAATGCACTCTTTATTGGGAGTACTGCTGAATTGCAGAAGATGTTAAAGGAGAAGTGATAAGTGTTTTATAATGATTGGTTGATGTATGATTTATCAACTACAGAGATGCTGATAAAAGATTATCCCTATAAAGATTATAACCCAACAACTTACCAAGATGCACTAATTAGACAATGCAAAGCTATTGCTGAAAATTTTAAACCAGCAATATTTGTTTCTGGTGGTGTCGATTCTCATGCGGCAGCATTAGGATTTAAATGGGCAGATGTTGGTGCAGACTTTGTTCATATAAGAAATTCATTTAACGGACATATATGTGAAGTTGAGTGGGAGTTTACAAAAGCATTTGCAAAAAAACATGACATTGATTTAAAAGTAATTGATATGGATTACACGCAAGATAGTCTAATAGATTTTATGATGGAATCTGAATATTTTGAAGATGGTAAAGGTTCTGGTTCTGTGTTTACAAGTGCCGGAATGAACAAGTATATGAAAAAATACGATGGATACCCTGTAGGCACTGATGGTCATTTCAGATATGAAAATGAAGGTAATATTCATAGAGGAATATTTAAGAAGCCAGGTCTTGTTTTTGGAACGCAACATCATGTAGCTGCACACACAGGTCACGAATATAATAAATGGGGCGCACCTATTATTTTAATGCCTTATTACGCACCATATCTTTTTCAGTATTTTGAATTTAAACATAGAACAACCCCAGAACTTAAAATATTAAATAATATGGAAAGTAAAATTTTGATATATCATGAACTTGGAATACAGCTTAGACCAAAGCTTTCTAATTATGAATTTTTAGATATGGATAATGACTATCGTTCTTTATCAGTGGTAGACTTATCCAATGATCACAGTGAATTTGCAAGATATGAACGTGGGCCAAATATTATTGTAAAAGCAATGGGATTTGAAGGAAAGGAAGCTGAAGAATTAGTCTCCCTAAAAATAAAAAAACAAAAAGGTGAGGGTGAAACTCGACGTTTTGTATTGTATGAATTTGAGGATTTAGAATGTGAATGACACATATGAAAGACTTCCTCGCTTTGGAGTCAACAATCATGAAAAAAGAGTCACTACTTTCAGTGAGGGTTGGATTGAGTATGATAATAAAGATGTTTTAGTATTAAAGAAAGAATTATCAGAACCACATAAAAATTTACTTTGTGCTTTAGAGGCACAGGCCAATAGTGTTGGAGACAATGTTGCAATGATGGTTTCTGGTGGAATAGATTCTCAAGCTGCTGCTTTAGGATTTTCCAGAACAAATTTAGACGTAGAGTATGTGTTTTTTAAAACTATTTTTGAAGACAGTTGGAACGAACTTGAATGGTTATATGCGTCGGCATTTTTTAAAAAGTATCAAATCAAACCAAAAGTGATTGATGTAGAATTAACAAAAAGAGGTTTGCAAGATAAACTGTTGGAATGGAATTTTTTTAGAAATTCATTAGGACTAGGCACCCTCATTCAATACATGTGTTATGAAAAATATGCTACCCTTAGTGATAGAGTTCCTGTTAGTGGCGATGGTCATCTTGTTTTTGAAAATAAAGATGGTTTATGTTCTGGCATTTTTTCTGGAGGTGTTCACCAAAAATACGTCAACAATATTATGTTCACACTGTATGCTAAACACCTCCCAACATATTATAAACACAAACACCAAAAAGAGTTAGAGCTACAAATACCAGAGATATATGAAGCTAAGAATATAATATATCAGGAATTAGGATTTCATCTTAGACCAAAACTATCTGGGTGGGAATTTTTAGATAAAAGCCACGATTATAAAAAACTTAACATGATAGATTTTTCATCAGACCACGGTGAAAAAGCTAGATATTGTACTGGAGAAGAATGCATAGTAGATGTGTTATCAATAAACAGCAAATACCTTGATATGAGAAAACAATATAAACAAGAGAGTATGGAAAGAGCGAAAAATAAAACTCAAACTCTTTATACCTTTTCTCCCGAAATGGATAATTATTATGAACATTAGATACTATTTTGAATTTGACGAAAGACTTGCTCTCAAAACAATACCAACGCTATCAAAAATAAATTGGATCACTCCTAACCTTGTAACTTTTATTTCGTTAGTGTTTCCTTTGCTTGGAGCATTTTTAGTTTGGCAGGGATATAGTGTTCTAGGTATTGCATCTTTTTGTTTTGGTCGATGGTTAGACCATGTTGATGGTGCGCTTGCAAGAGCAACTGATAATTGTACTAAGTTTGGTGCAATGTTTGATTTGGTAGTAGGATTTTTATCCTTTGCTTCATTGTTTTGGGCCATTGCAGAGGTATACGATCTTTACACTTTGTTTTTCATACATCTCACACTAAGTGCAACTGTGAGATTTCTTTGCATTTATTGGGGCAATGAAACTGGTTATGATCATATTATAACAAGAGGCAAACATGAAAATACATTGTGGGGTTTGTTTTTTGAAGACGAGTTAGGTTCCTTACCATATTGGTTATGTGCCTTGTTAAGTATTATTTTTCTTCCCATTTGGTTGTTTATTGATGTTATTGGATTGAGCATTGGTTTCATTTGGTTACTTTGGATGAAAAGTAATGATAAATATTTAAACATATAAGGAGATAATTATGGCATGGAAAAGAGTTATGACTCGCACAATACCAAATGCTGATACTGCTTTTGAAAAAATGAACGATGAAGTATTAAGTTATATGAAAGAAAAATATATTGACACTGGAAAAAGAACATCATTTTCTGTAAGTGGAAGTGACGATGGTTTAGTATTGACATATACTTCCATATTTAAAGATGAAGCATCTAAAAATGAAATAACTTTAGATTCAACTATTGCTACTGAATCCACTAGAAGAAATACTATAAATGCAGCTAACGGTATTGTCAAAGAAATCACAGTAGATGAAGAGGTATAATGACTGATCAAAATCAATATCTGGGCAACCCTAATCTCAAAAAAGCAAATACTGCTGTTGAGTTCACAAAAAATGATATCAAAGAATATCACAAGTGTGCTGAAGACCCTCTTCATTTCATTGAAAATTATGTCCGAATAGTTTCGTTGGATGAAGGACTTGTGCCTTTTGATATGTACGATTTTCAAAAAGGTATGGTTGAAACCATGCATGAACACAGGTTTAGTATATTTAAACTACCTAGACAGTCTGGTAAATCTACTACTATTATCAGTTACCTTCTTCATTATGCATTGTTTAATCCAAATGTAAATATTGCTGTTCTTGCCAACAAGTCATCAACTGCTAGAGATATTTTGGCAAGACTACAACTCGCATATGAAAATCTTCCTAAGTGGATGCAACAAGGTATTGTTGCATGGAACAAAGGTAATATAGAATTAGAGAACGGTAGTAAAATTATAGCAGCTGCCACTTCTTCAAGTGCTATTCGTGGTGGTTCATATAACATTATTTTCTTGGATGAGTTTGCTTTCGTTCCTTCCAATGTTGCAGAACAATTCTTTGCATCTGTTTATCCTACAATTACCTCTGGTCAAAATACAAAAGTTATTATTGTTTCTACTCCACACGGTATGAATATGTTCTATAAGATATGGGTTGATGCCGAAGAAAAAAGAAATGATTATATTCCCACAGAAGTTCATTGGAGCGAAGTTCCAGGCAGAGATGAAGTTTGGAAAGAAGAAACAATACGAAACACTTCTCAATCACAATTCAATTCGGAGTTTGAATGTGAGTTTCTAGGGTCTATTGATACTTTGATTAGTTCTATGAAACTAAAACAACTTACATACAGAACACCTATTCACTCAAATGTTGGAATAGATATTCATGTTCGTCCAGAAGAAAATCACACATATATGCTAACGGCTGATGTTTCCAGAGGCACGGCAAATGATTATTCTGCATTTATAGTATTCGATGTTACAGAGATACCGTATAAGCTTGTTGCAAAGTTTAGAGATAATGAAATTAAACCACTACTGTTTCCTACCAAGATTCATGAAGTTGCAAAGGCATATAACAACGCATATGTAATGATTGAGGTAAATGACATAGGCGAACAGGTCGCAAATACTTTACAGTTTGATTTGGAGTATGACAACCTAGTTATGGCTTCTATGCGTGGCAGAGCGGGACAAGTGCTTGGAGCGGGCTTCTCAGGGGGGCGAGCGCAATTGGGGGTAAGAACAACTAAAGCTGTGAAGAAGATTGGATGTTCAAATCTCAAACAATTGATTGAGGATAACAAACTTATTGTCGAAGATTATGATTGTGTCAATGAGTTGTCCACCTTTATTATTAAAGGTTCATCGTATACTGCTGACGATGGATGCAATGATGATTTGGTTGCCTGTATGTTTATATTTGGTTGGGCTACAGATCAAACATACTTTAAAGAATTGACAGATAATGATATACGAATGACTATGATGGAAGAACAGCAAGATATGCTAGAGCAAGATATGGCCCCATTTGGATTTATAGTGAATGGTATTGATGATCCTCTTGCTCTTGATGATGAAGTTGATGAATATGGAACTAGATGGACCACTGTTGTCAGGGATTATAATACAAATTGGTAATCATATAAATTCTATCAAATCGTTATCAACTTTGATAAAACAATTTGAACACAGAATTATTGATTTACTTATTAGATGAAATATTTCTTTTCTGCTTTCATTATTAGTCCCAACTCGTTTTGTTAGTTTACGAATTTGTGAATCATGTGGATGAAACTTTAGACAAATTGTTTCACTTTCACCACAATGCATACACGATTGTTCTGCCAAAAAATCATTTAATAGAACAATTCTCTTTCGATAGTTTCTACGAGCAACCTTTTTGATTGTCTCTTTGTATTTTTCATAGTGTTCGTTCATAATATTATTTATATGTTATAACACATATAAAATGAGGTTTTAAGAAATCAGATATTATAAATATTCTGAAATAACATAGACTTCAGTTTCTTTCGTTTTGAAGTCTGATATAGGAGTAAAGACATGAGTTTCCTTGTATCTCCCGGCGTCCACGTAAGAGAAATTGATCTTACAGGTATCGTTCCAGCAGTTCCAACAACGATTGGTGCTATTGCTGGAGCATTTAAAAAAGGTCCAGTTGGTTCTATTGTAAGATTAGGCAGTGAGGAAGAATTAGTAAAGATTTTTGGTGAGCCACAAAATTCTGGCAACCAATTTGAAACTTTTTTCACCGCTGCAAACTTCCTTCAATATTCAGATCAATTGAGTGTTGTTCGTTGTGAATCTGGTGTTAAAAATGCTATTGCATCTGGTTCATCATTTATCATTAGAGACGATGACCACTATGAGGATTCTTTTGCTGATGGACAAGGTTCGGTTGGTGAGTGGGCTGCAAGGACTGCTGGCGCTCATGGAAATTCAGTTGGTGTTTCTATCTGTGCGTCGGCAACTGCTTATGAGGAATTAGCTAAAACAACAACAAGTGGAACAGAGGCAAAAGGTCAGAAAATTATCAGTCTTACATCTTCTGCTGGTTTTAATATTCATGATATTGTTAACTTTGCTGAAACACTAGGATTTGAATATCAAGTTGTAGCTGTGGATACTGGTGCAGCTACAATTACAGTTAAATTAAAAGATGACCCAGTTGGTAGCGGACTTCAAACAGAAATTGCATCTGGAACAAGTGTTCGTCGGCGCTGGAGATGGTATGATTTATTTGATGCTGCTCCCGGCACATCAGATTTTGCAACCAACAATCAACGAGGCACTGACGATGAAATGCATATTGTCGTATTTGATCATCTTGGGGAAATAACTGGTTTCTCTGCTCTTGCAGCTGGAAATAGAACCAATGCTATTTTAGAAACTTATCCAAATCTTTCTAAAAATATTTTTGGTAAGTCACCACAAGGTGATAGCACATACTACGCCGATAAAATCTTTAGGTCTTCAAGTTTTGTTTATCAGATGGACCACAACTCTGCTGGTTTTAACTGGGGAACAGATTTTGATGGAGCAGAAACTTTCATTGTAATGGAAGATGGTGGAACAGATGGTGCTGGAACAGATGCTGGTGATAACATTCTCTTAGATGGAACGGATGGAAGTGCCGCTAATGCTGGTGGCAAGGTTGAGGGTGAATCTGGCGCAACTTCATATGCTGCTCTTGATACACCAACAAATACAATTCTAAAAAATGGCGTTGACGATTTTGCTGTAACTGCTGGTGAACTTCAAAGGGGCTATGATGAATTTAGAGATACAGAAACAATTGATGTTAATCTTGTCCTTGGTGGAAAAGGTGGTGGAGATGGTAATACTCAAGAAACACAAGACACACATGTAACCATGTTAACCTCATTAACGGATGAGAGAAGAGATTGTGTCGCATTTGTTTCTCCATATCGGGCAGCAACAGTAGGTGTTTCAAGTTCGCAAACAGCTACAGAAAATGTTGTTGATGCTTTCAATGTTTGCCCATCTTCTTCATACATGGTATTCGATAGTGGATACAAATACATGTATGACAAGTACAATGATGTTTATCGTTTTGTTCCAATGAACGGCGATACAGCGGGTCTTTGTGCTTTCACAGATAATGTTGCTGACCCTTGGTTCTCACCAGCTGGTCTTAATCGTGGTAATGTGAGAGGTGCTATCAAACTTTCATATACACCAAAGAAATCTGAAAGAGATCAACTTTATAGAGCAAGAGTTAATCCTGTTGTTGATTTCCCCGGTCAAGGTGTGGTTCTGTTTGGTGATAAAACTGCACTTTCAAAACCAAGTGCTTTCGATAGAATTAACGTAAGACGATTGTTCTTGGTTCTAGAAAAAGCAATTGCAACAGCTTCTAAATTCCAACTCTTTGAGTTCAACGATGAATTTACGAGAGCATCATTCAGAAACTTGGTTGAACCTTTCTTGAGAGATGTTCAAGGTCGTAGAGGTATTTTTGACTTTAGAGTGGTCTGTGATGATACGAATAATACTGGTGAGGTCATAGATAGAAATGAATTTATTGGTGATATCTATATCAAACCAGCAAGGTCAATTAACTTTATCACACTCAATTTCGTAGCAGTTCGTACTGGTGTGGAATTTGACGAAGTAGTTGGTAGATTTTAATTTTAGGGAGTAACTTCACATGGCACAGATAGACGATTTTAAAGCCCAATTGATTGGTGGTGGTGCAAGAGCAAACCAATTTAAGGTGACAATTACACCGCCGACAGGAATTGCTACAGGATTAGATGTTCGTAGAGCATCATTCTTGTGTAAAGCATCAACATTACCAGCTTTTTCTCTTCCAGAAATTGCAATTCCATTTCGTGGTAGGAATATATATGTTGCTGGTGACCGTGTTTTTGATGAACCATGGACAACAACATTCTTGAATGATACTGATTTTGCACTTAGAACTTCATTGGAATTATGGTCAAACGGTATTAATGATCTTGCTGAAGGAACTGGTGTTGTAGCAGCAGCTGACTATCAAACAGATTTGACAGTGGACCAGTTGGATAGGGATGACACAGTTTTGAAATCATATATTTTCAGAAGTGCGTGGCCTATGACTATCTCCGCAATTGCACTTGATGCAAGCTCTGCTGACGCAATCGAAGAGTTTGAATGCACATGGAGATATCAACACTTTGAATCTTCCTCTGTAAACTTCTAATATTAAACCTACTAAATATAGGTAAGAATTAGTAGGAGTTATTATGGCAGAACTTTTTGGATACAAAATAAGCAAATCTAAGGGGGAAGAGGGCGGTACATCTTTTACCGCCCCAACCTCTGATGATGGTGCAGTAGACATAGCTGGTGGTGGATTCGGTGCTTCCTATCTAAATACTGATGGAAGGGAAAAGACTGACTTAGATTTGATTCGTCGGTATAGAGACATTGCACAACAATCAGAATGCGATACTGCTATTGAAGATATTATAAATGAAGG